TTAAATCTTTGAAACCTACTGATGAAGCAAACATTTTAATTTTGTTTCTCACGGTTTCTACATTATTTTCATCAGAAGCATTTACATACATTTGGTCACAATCAATATTACTAACCAATAATTTTGCAAGTGTTGTTTTACCGGTTCCTGCTTTTCCGTGTAATAATAAATGTGGAATATCACCAGTAGAAATATACCTACTTACTTTTGTTTTTAAATGTTCGTTTCCAATATAGTTTTCTAAACTAACCGGTCTATATCTTTCTACCCATAATGAATGTTGTTTATTTGCTGTCATACAATTCTCCTAAAACCAATCGTGTTTTTTTACTACAACCTTTTCTGATTTTTGTCTTGGTGTTAACTCTAATTTAACATTTTTTGTTAAAGAAGTCAAGTCTTTTTTTAGTTTTTCTGGAATAGAATAACTTGTGTAAGGACTATTATGATTATCTTTAACTCCTATTTCTAATAAATATCTACGAATATATTGCCATACCGAATTTAATTGAATATTTGGTTGAACTTGTTTAATAATATCATTTTTAAAATTAATATCATTTTCAATACAATACAACCAATTATGTGCATCTTTTGGAATATGTTTTCTTTCTTTATCCATAACTTCATTGATAGAACTTAAAACATTTTCTTTGAATTGTTCATCATAATTTGGTAATTCCCAACTAAATTCTTTTGGTAGATTCTTTAATTTATACTGAAAATCCTCTTTGGTTTTAAAAAACAATGGATAGTCATCACCGACCACTTTACGCATAGTAGGGTGGTCGTAAATTAAAACTGGTTTATTTAGTGATAATCCGTCTTGTATCGATAGATTCCAAGTTGCATAATTATCAACAAAACAAACACTACAAAGAGAATTTTCTAGTAAGTGTCTATATTTAGGTCTACTCAATCCTTGAGCTTTGTATTTCTTTGGAGCTTTAGAATCCGTGCACCAAACATCATAATCTAACCCTTCCATATATTCTTCAAAACGATTTACACCCGTTGATTTAGCCCATCTGTGATTAAATACTATTGTATTTGAAACATCACTTTTTAGTGGAACTGAATCTGGAAACTTATCATTTGATAATGGAAAAGTTTTTGTTTTATCTTTTACATACCCTAAATTTAATTCAGTAGATTGTTTGTTTGAATAGTTCTTTTCCAACCACTCCGAAGAAATATCTGTGTGAAAGAATGTCTTATCACTTTGTTGTATTGCTTCTAATTGTCTTAAGTAAGACGGTGGTATTGCTGATGAAGAACGACTCTGTGGACAATCCACCCAATGAAAGAATATAAAACGAGCCATATTTTGTCCATACCTTTTATCATTAAACGATACTAATATATTGTATAGTTTTTCTGGTTGATGACAAAATACAAAATCAAAATCCATAAAACGAAAATCAAATAAGTTTCTAAATGACGCTCCGTCAAAGTGAGAACGATTTGATAATACATCTCTTGGATATTTGAATGGAATTAAGGTAACATTTTCTCTGTCATCTGGTATATTGTTTTTTTCAGGCACAACTACATAATGATGACACTTTGGTAAAAATGTTATCGTCTTATCCAATACCTTATAGTTAGAATCAAATTCGTGCTGAAATACACCACTACTATCAAATCTAACTGGGGATTGGAAGTGTAATAATCTTAATCCCTCTGGTTGTTTCATATTAATTTACATTTTGAACTGCAACAAGGTAGTATGTTGATTCGTAGTCATTGATATTAAAAGTAATTCTTGCTAATCCTTCTGAACTAACTTCTAATACTGCAGATTCACATTCCTTGTTTGCTTCTAATACATCTTTAAATAGGTTTGCGTTAAAAGATATATTGTCTATTGTGTTATCAGTTTGATTTTCAACCGGAATCGCTACACGATTAGTTGCAATAGATGAATAACCTATTACTACTTCGGTCTTATCACCAGAAATCACCGTAAATGATTCTGTATCTGGTAATGCTCCTTTACCTGAAATAAACTTGCTAATAAAAGTTTTGTCAACATTTAATAGTAATTCAAACTCCGGTATTTGTTTTAATACTGGTGGTGTATTGATAACCGAAAGGTCTGATAACATATACTTTACCTTTGCTCCACCATCACTTGCGTCTAATGAAATAACTTTTTCACCTGACTTAACTAAGTCTACTGAAATATCAGTATCTAATACTGATAATACTTTCAATAAAACATCAGTTGTATAAACACCAAATTCAGCATCTGTAACTGAATAGTTGTTTAGTTTTACTTCTCCTAAAAGAGATTTATCACCCGACACAAATCGTGTTGATAAACTATCTCCTTCAGATTTAACAACTACTGAATTGACATTTCCGCCAAGATAGTATTTGTTAATGAACTTGATTAACTTATTTTTATCCATTGTTATAACTCCTTGTTATGTAACCATTTTATATTAATAAATATCATTTTATACTCTCAAAATCAAAAAAACTTTTCTATTGTAGAACTTTTATCCATTGGTAAACTCCACACTAAACTTTCATAAAACATCTGTATTTTTTTCTCTAACGCTTTCTGATACATTTTTTCGTAATCAGCATAATCTTTTATAAACTTAATAACTTTTGGTGAATCCTCGTGTCCTTTAAAAGCAATAGTTTCCATACCAATAGGATTGTTTTTCAAGTAAATCCACTTAACCTTATCTCCGTCAGCTATAAATTGATATTTTTTATCATCACCAAAATATCTTAATAAGTCATTGTGATTGATAGATGCTTTTACATGCACGGGTGTTCCTTTTTTATGTGCAGTTATTACTGATTTTTCATTTGTTGTTGTAAATGAATTTCTTTTACTACTTTCAATAAACTTTGTTATTTTCTTTACACCAGTAGGCATTGCAATCTCGTCATAATGTTTAGTCAATAAATCTCTTTTGAATGTTAATATTCTGTTATCAATCTTATCTTTTGGAACACTCAATAAAATGTCTTCTAAAACTTCTTTCATTAAACTTCTCATAGCATTTGGAAAGTTAGAACGAATAGTATCTAATCCTTTTACCATTGTTTTATTAACTTTAACACCATTGTCGTTAATGATTTTCATACCATATCTTTTCTTAACAATAAATAATCCTGATTTAGCAATCAACTCTTGTTTAATCTGAAACTGATGTTCACCTTTTATATTACAAAATCTTTGAGCGAAATAATCATAACCAAGATTAATATAATCTTGAACTTCTGAAGCTATTTCTAATATTCTTTGTGTCATCATAACTTCTGATAATTTTTCACCAGGAAATCTTTTTTCAATCAAAGGAATAGCAGAATAGAAAACTGAATCTGTATCAATGTAAATACAATAATCTTTGTCATCTCCTAATTCTTTATTGTAGAAATTATTTGCTATCTTTTTAGTAAATTTGATTAACGATTGTCCGGTTGTTGTAACGGCTGTTGCATTATCTGTATCATAAAATCTAAATACTGATAATCCTAATACACCATAAATAGAATTTAGTAGAACCTTTTGTAGATATTGTCTTCTATTAAAGTAATTATATTTATCATCATCACCTTCGTCAGAAAACTTCTTCGCTAACTTTCTGTATTCAACTCTTTGTTCAAACCATTTAGTTAAGATGGCTGGAATTAAACCAAGTTTGTCTGTTCTGTAAATTACACCATTAGATGCTATTGAAACTGGTGTATTATCAATAAATTCTTTTAATTCTTTTTCATCAAACTTTCCTCTAACCTTTTCATCTCTCATCAAAGTATAAGTTTTTTTACCACCACCTTTAATGTAATCTTCTGCATTCCAATTCTCTAATTTACCAATCTTTGTTTCTGGAGAAATGTTTAGTGTTCTCATAACTGAAGGATACATTGAAGTTACATCTAAATCATATACCCAATCGTGTTTTCCGCGTTGTGGGTCTTGAACATACGCTCCCTCAAACATATCTTGACCCATTAACTTTCTTCCGTCTCGCCTTTTGTCAGGTGCTATTAATCCAACTTTTTTACAATAAACTAATATCGCTCCTTCAATATATCGTGATGACCAATATATTTCCTCGTAAGGACAATGACCAATATGACATATACCACGAGCAATATCAATATAATCTAATTTATCGTCTAATCTTTTAATCAGTCTAACATCTTGAACATTGTAATCAATAAACTTTTGTATGTCTTGTTCATATAAATCATTTAAAGTTCCTTCATACTCAACTTTCTTTTCACCCAATTCGTGTTCCGCGATAGCATCTAAACGATAAGATTGTCTTTGAGAAAATGTTAAATTTTTATAAAGTCGTAAATAATCTAATGATGAAACACCAGCGATTTCATATTTACCTGAAATAGTATTTAATCTTACTTGATTGATTGGTGATAAAGTATTGGCTACATATTGACCTAAAACTTTTTCTGCTCTATGATATAAATAAGGAATATCAAATGTGTCTGTGTTCCAACCACTTAATATTGTTGGTTGTATTTCTGAGTATTTTGTGAAAAATTGTTGTAATAGTTCTTCTTCTGATTTAAAAATTTCTACTATCACATCTTCATTTTTATAACTTTCTATTCTATTATCCTCATCTAAAGCATAACAATAATATTGATTCATTGTATCTTCGTAAAACGCTATGGAAGTTATTTTGTTTGGAGCAGTATCTGGACTTGGAAATCCGTCTGTTACTTCTACCTCGATATCAAAATATAATCTTGTGTGTCCTAATGATATTTCATCAGAATCATAATATAAATCAACAAGAGTTCTTATTTCTGGAACAACATCACTTTCAAATGTATGCATATCTCTATCAAAATTCCAAACTTTTTTTAGTCTATCACCATAAATAGATGTATGTGTTCCACCTCTATCTTTCACATACGCGTATCTTTTATAAGGCATAGAGAAATAACCTTTGGTGTCGTCCCAAATGTGAATTTTTCTTTTTTCTTTGTCGTAATAAATGTTTTGAAACATATTTAAATTTAGCTGTAATAACCTATCGTTTTCATATAATAAATATAATAATAATTTTTGTTAATGTCAAGTATTTTTTTTGTGGGGGCGAACTTAATCGCCCCCATAGAATTAGAAGTTAATTGTCAAACCAATGTTTGCATATCTTGGTGTTCCCAAGAATACTTCTGCGTTATGTGGTAAGTGATTCTTACTCCCATAACCATTGTATTGACTATTATCAACTGCGTCTTGTACAAATACCTCGTCAAGAACATTAAAGATATGTCCGTTTAAAGTCATATCAAGTCCTTTAACTTTTGGTAGTTTGTAAGACATATGTAAGTCAAGTTTAGAATAACCTGGGGCTTCCCAAACTTGAGCTCTGTCTGCATCGTCATTCGTTCCGTCAAATTCACGAGCTGATGGCGACCAGTCTGAATAGTTCTTATCATATGTTTTGTGTATTGCTTGAACCATTAAACCTTTAACTGGTTTTAAAGTTACTCCTAATACATATGCTGTTTGTGGCATATCACCTACATACAATCCGTCAAGTGCGTAAGCATATTCAGTTGTTGTATATCCGACTGCTTGACCCTCTGAGTTATATTCAGTTTCCTGATAATTACCCATTGCATCTCCGTCAAATTTCCAATTACCAAATGATGCGACGAACATCAAGTCTAACATATTGTTTACCATATAGTTAGTTTCAAGTTCTACACCTGAATGCTTTTGATTAACTCCTGTTAGGAAGATAACATCAGTATCACCTGATGAACCTTGACCAGTAGAAACTGATTTAGTTAAGTTTCTATCTTGCCAGTCTGTCATATAAGCACTTGCGTTTACACCGAGTTTACCAAATCTGTAATTAACTCCAAATTCGTTGTGTAGGAATTTTTCGTTGTCTGGGTCTGATGATACATTACCAGAGAAATCAATTACATTATCTAAGATAGGTGCTTTTTCTACTAAACCAGTATTGAAAAATACATTCATATCTGGGTTAATATCATACATTACACCACCTTTTAATTGGTAAGTTTGAATCGGGTCTGCTTTAATTAACTCTTGTTCTACCGTAAACCAATCTTGATAAGAGTATTCTATACTTGATAGTCCACCCATACCATATAGGTTCATTTTGTCAGTAGTGTAGTTAAATTGTGCAAATCCACCAATCCAGTCTACGGTTGTTTCGTTGTGGTATGCGATAATATCACCAAGTCTTACGACTTTACCTTCTTCGAAGTTGTCGTCTGCATAGTCTACATAATAATCACCACCAAGTAAATCACGAACTTCACGAGCGTGTTCAATACCTGCTGTTCTCCAGTCAAGACCGAATTGTAATTCCAATTCAGGATTTACAACATAGTTTAATTTTGAAATCAAACCATATGTGTCTTGTCTGTTGATAGAATTTCTAAGAATTCCTGTTGAACGATTTTCAGATGTTGAGAAGTTCTCATCAATGTTGTCAGAATTTTGTGCTATTTCAGCATTCCAATCCCAAGTCCACGGTGAACTTGCATACCATCTTTCTCCTTCAACTGCTGGCATTCTTGATACACTTCCGTAAGTTCCTGTTCCACCACCTGAACCACCACTCCAATAGAATACTGATGACATTCTCATTTTGTCATTTAATTCTAAGAAATGATTGATGTTCACTAATGGTTTGTGGAAGTAGTTCTCTCTTTCATTAAGAAAGTTTGAACTATATCTATTAGTTGTGTTCGCTCCATACATATACCAATATTGTTTTCCGGTATAAGACGGGTCAATAGGTGCGACATTCTGATTGAAAAATCTACCAGCTTCAGTTTCGAATTTGTTACCTTCTGCAAAAGCATCAGTATCATATCCGTCTACATCACCAGCTAACTCTTGTGAGTAAGTTGCGATATTTTGCTTGTATAGATTTTGTCCGTGTCGTTGTGGGGCACCGATTGCGTATAACTCGAACCTTTGTTTGTCACTTACTGCATAACTTGCTCCCAAGTAATATGCCCAAGCGTCTGTCCAAGTTCCGTCAATAATACCATCACCTGTTTTACGAACAATTGTTCCACTTAAAGCTAACTTGTCATTTAACATAAGACCAGTGTTATAGTTGAATGTAGTTTTCATAAAACCACCTTCACCTGCTTCTTGTTTGAACTTTCCACCCTTTTCAAAAGATGTTGGGTCTGTAATAATATTCATTGTTCCACCGATTGATGGCGTTGCTAGATTTACTGCTGATAGTCCTCTTTGAACCTGAATAGAAGCGGCTGTATCACCAACTCCGTCCCAATTGGACCAGTATACCCAACCATTTTCCATATCGTTTTGTGGAACTCCGTTTATCATTACTGCGATGTTTCTTTGATTGAAACCACGAATGTTGATACGAGCGTCACCCGCACCACCACCTTGTTGTGTTGCATATACACTTGGTGTAGTGTTAAGAATCATTGGAATATCTTGTGAACCAAGACGAGTTTCAAATTCTTCTTTTGTTACATTAGTGAAAGCAACTGGTGTTTTATCAGATGCTCTTGAAGCTAATACTTCAACATCTGAAAGTGCTACAAAGTTTTGTTCTAAAACAAATTCTAATGTAGCCATTTTCTCACCAACAACAATTGATTTTGTTACTGATGAATAACCTATGAAAGAAGCTGTTACATCGTATGTTCCTGCTGGAATATCAATGTGAGCAATACCTGTTTCGTTAGAAACTGCTCCGTATGTTGTTCCAACAACAACGACATTAGCACCTTCAAGTGGTTTTGAGTCAGTATCAAGAACTACCCCGTGAATAGATTGTGCGAACAATCCAGTCATAAGTAGAAATGATACCATAAGATTACGAATATTCATAATCGTTCTCCTTGTTTGTTACTGTGATGACACATTTTTATCCTGGTGTGTCGTCTGCCAGTTAAGAAAATTAGTTTTCTTCAACATTTAGTCCGGGTATTTCACAAGATTCATTATTACAAAACTTATCCACTTCCGCTTCTTCGTTCTTAATAACTCCAAATGATAGTTTACCCAATTTTTTAACTTGTTTATTGTATTCCTTTTCTTCAATAGCTTCATAAGGCATTTGTTTATACGCTCCGTAATCGTGTCTTGGTAATAAACTTATTCCTTTTAAGTGATACTGATAGTAATTAAGGACATGCGGTATCTGTTCTCCCTCAGTTTCAGGGTCAAATGTCACAGTACAACTCACTTGATTGTCCGCCCAATGTCTTTGTAGGAATGCCGCTATACTGAATTGTTCCCAAATGGTCAATTCACTTGCGGTTCTTATTCCCTCTCCGACATCTACTGGTATTTCTACCACCAATGTTGAATCCTCAGAACCAAATGCTGGTTCTATTTTGTATCCTGCTTTCTTTAATGGTTCTACCAATTCCGAATTGATTGATAATCTAATTCTTCGTGTGTAAAATCTTGATTCTGGATAGTGTAGTCCTGGTGTAGCTCCAGCTAGTAAAGATACCGTACCACTTGGTTTTACTGATGTAGTCTTAATTGACTTTGGAATAGCAAACCAATCTGAATATTCTTTATCCCACTTTTGTATAGTGTCATATCCACCTTCTAACCAAGTTCTTAACTCATCAATACCACGATTAGTTATGAATTGTGCGACACCACTAACTGAACAACCGATTCTTCTGTTTCTCAACATAACACGATTTGTGTCTGACCAATGTGTTCTACCCAATGTAACCGTTTTAGCATATAAATATGCGTATTTTAAAGTTCTTTTGTAATCTTCTAAGTCGTCGTGATTGTCTGGAAATGTTTCTACTAAACAACATAACTCATATGATTCTAATGATTGTTCCAAACAAGGATTACCACCCATTACTCTATGGTCTTTGTTATCTCCTCCATTTTTCATACGAGAATACTTTCTCATATTATCTAACCAAGCTAATCCTGGTTCTCCATTATCTACGATTCTTTTTGAAACTTCTGTATAATCCATACCGAGTTCTGCAAATATTGAGTTGTTTGATGTCCAACCATATTGGTCTCTGTGTGGATTTACTTTGTAATTTTTTAAGTCTAAGTATTCTTCATTATCAGGTTCACCAAAAACAATTTCTGCTGTTCTTCTAACATTACCAGCTACAACACATTTACCAATTAAATTCATAATATCTACAATGGTTGTGATTGTGATTGGTTGTCCTGTATTGCCCTCTAATACTTGTCTAATACTTTCGTGGACTTCTTCCAATGGTTCTGGTCCTGATGATACTCCTCCAAAGCCTTTAATTGGTTCACCTGCTTTTCTAATCAAAGAATAATCAAATTCAATAGGTGCTTGTCCGTGAAAATAACTTTCTAATAATAGTTTTAATGATTCTACCCAACCTTCACGAGTGTCTGGGATTTGGTATTGTTGTGAATCTCTTTTGATTTCAACACCTTTAACGATAATTTCCCCCGCTCCTTTAGTATCGAATCCTACACCAACACCTAACATTGATGCGTCCATTAAGAAACAAAATGGTTTTGAATAATCATCTTTGATTGTTTTCGTGGATACAAATGCACAATTGTTTAACGCCGCATATAAACCTTTTTCTTCAGTTATTGGTGTTCCCATAGCCCATAAACCACGACCAGGCGGTAAGAACTTCATATTAAATATTCTGTCATACATTTCTTGTGCTGACTTTTGTGCTTGCCAAGGATTCCAACCTAATTGGTGTGAATCTATCCATTGTTTTTGCATTGAATAAGTCCCCTCGACTACTCGTCTTACGGTTTCCCACCATCTTTCATTTTTTCCATCTTGTTTAATTCTTGAATAGGTTCTCATATAGACTAATTCACCAAGACCATTGAACCCAAATGGTGCTTTTTTTCTTTTATATTTGTCTACGAAATTGTCCGATAACTGAAATTGCATTGAAACTCCTTTTTAATTTAAATCTTTTTGTTCTAATATAAATATAAGATTATTCAAAACCGTCCACTTCTTTTTGATGTATTTGCAACTTTTCTTTCAAAGTTTTTCTCAAAAATTCCTCAGAGTTGTCCATTTTCTTTTGTTGTTGAACTCCTTGTTTTGAAGTGGATTTATAGATATCAATTTTACCAAGTTCAGTATCCATTTTTGAAGGAAATGTTATTCCGTCAACACCAAACCTGTTTTTGATAATGTGAAATCTTGCGGTTTTCCCAACCTTATCTTCTACTTTTCTAGACATACTCATCACGAAATCTGCAATCATAATTTTAGAATAAGATTCAGATACTTTTGTAGCATCAATTACTTCTTCTTCTAATGATGAACGATTGGCTTGTGAGGCAGTCCAAATCGGTAAATTTAATTCTCCTGCTAGAGCTCTTAAATCTTCGTAAATAGACTCTAACACAAATCTTTTTTCTTTTCCAACACCCATTAAAATATCAGCATAATCAACCAATACCATATCTGGTTTTATTTGTTGTAATTCTAATTGTTTTAAATGAGAACCTAGTGTTTGAACTGACGCTGATTTTGTTGGATAATATTTAATCATCAGTTTTCCAGGTAATTTTTCTAATTTTTTCTTGACATCTTCTTTATAATACTTTATATTAGATGTTGTAATACCACTAAATATTGTGTCGTATCTCAACCCTACATAATTTTCATTTAACTCTAATGAATAATGAACAATTGTTTTTCCTTTTTTCAAACCATTGGCACCAATACATTGTAACGCCCAAGATTTACCGATACCTGCTGGTGCAACAATTACACCCAATTCACCACCACCAAGACCTCCGTCCATAATGTCATCTATCTCACCCCAACCAGATTCAACGACATCTCTTGCTGATTTAGATAATCTTTCTTCTAAACTTACTAAATAATCGTGTCCAACATCTCTTTCAGTTCCGGCTGACATTGCTTCATCAACTTTCTTTTTGATTTCATCATAGTCTTGGTTTTCCAATAGAACTACTGAATCAATAATTGCATTTTTTAATTTTTGATTTTTACAAAACTTGATAGTTTCTTTCTGTGTAAATTCTAAATCTGTTGATTCTCTATGATTCCAAGCATCTTTTAATTTATCAATAATAGATGTTTTCAATATATCATCTTCTACATCATTTATCTTTACCTTGATTACTTCTAATGTTGGACTTGTTTTAAATTCATAGAAATAAGATATAATAGTTTTAACTAACCACTTATTGGCATCAGAATCAAAATATTCTTCTTGTAGAATATCTGAAATAGTTTGTAAGAAAGTTTTCTTAACCAATAATGATGCTATGATTTTGGATTGAAAAGAGTTTCCAAAACTCGTTAGTTTTTCATTCTCCATATAACTTATCCCTCGTTTCTTTTCTAATTTTTTCTTGTTGTTGTTTACGATATCGTTGTCGGGCTTGTAACTTTAATTTTTCTTTATTACGCTCATAATGTTCTCGTTGCCATCTTAACTGAGCTTCTTTCTTTTCTTTTTCTGTTTTGTATATTACTTTTCTACCCATAAATAAATATCATTTTTATTTTCAAAATCAAATAAATTTTATTGTCCTATAAATTTTACTAATGTTTGAAATTTTGTCTGTAACCAAGTTTCTAAATTTGGAAGTGCTGAATACATTTTGTCCTCTAAAAACATTTTCTTAAATGTTACTTTATCCAAATTAGGAATTGGTTCTCTCATTTTATCTATGGTTTTTGTTTTGGCTGATGCTGATATATTTACATTATGTAATTGCATTAAATCATAGTTTCGTTTCATAAGTTCTCTATGTTCTTCTAGTTCACTTGATTCTTTTATTGCATCATCAACTGAAAATTGTTTTTCTTCTTGTAAAAATGGTAATTTTTTAATTACGGTTTTTAATCCATAACCACGAACTCCATTAATATTATCAGATTTATCTCCGTCAAATATTCTATACATTAATAAATTGTGTGAAGGAATACCATATTCTTCCATTACTTGTTCTGGTTTGTATAGTTTTTTCTTTGTTGGTGACCATACTGAAATTCTATCATCAACTAATTGAAGAAAGTCTTTATCTGATGACATTATCGTTACTTTACTATCAGTTAAAACTTGTTTGGATGCGTATGCAATAATATCATCAGCTTCCACATTGTCTATTGATAGTAAAGTAATCGGTAAGTATTCTAAGTAATCAATCGTTCTTCTGATTTGTCGTATCATATTTTCACGTTCGTGTTCAATATTATCAAACCCATACGCTCTATTCAATCGAATATTTGTTTTTCTTTTGGCTTTATATTCTGGATATAATTTACGACGGCGACTTGACCCACCCTTTCCATCAAACATTATGATGCAACGAGTAGGTCTAAACATATTGATTGTGTAACCTATTGATTTCAGAAAACCAACTATTCCACCAATGTGTGTCCCATCATCATTAGTAGTTGGTATAACACTAAATACTCTAATAAAAGTATTCAGTCCATCTATTATCAACACATTTTCATTTGGATTATCTCCAAGTTCCGAGCCGCCTTTTTTAATATCATCAAGAATCGATAAATACTTTTTTTTATTCATCTCCAATGACTTCCCCTGTATATTCTATATCATCAATACCTACATTTCCTTTTTGGTATTCTAAAATACATTTTTCACAAATTTGTTTGTAAAGATGATTACGAAGTCCGTCATTAGTTTCCATTAACTCTTTAAAGTCTTTTGATTGGAATTTATATTCTTTTTTGCGGTATTCTAAGGTATACCAAGCACCAGCTGATTTTACCAACTTGTGTTCTTTCATTACACCTAACCAACCACCATAGTTATCAATTCCAGAATCAAAATACATATCGTAGTCTGCGTGTCTCAAAGGTGGCCCTAATCTGTTTTTAATGATTTGAGCTCTACACTTCATACCTAAGATATTCTTTTTCTTACTATCTTTGATTTGACCCATATTTTTTAATCTAACACGGGTTGAAGCGTGAAATGGTAATGCTTTACCACCACTCGTAGTCCACGGGTCTCCAAACATAACACCTAATTTTTGTCTTAATTGATTTGTAAAGACAAGTGATACTTTTTGACGACCAATCATTTGAGTTATCTTACGAAGTGCTTTTGAGATAACGATTGCTTTTGTAGTCGCATATCCGTCTTTACCAAAGTCTGCTTCTATTTCAACTTTTGTTGATGTAGCCGCTAGTGAGTCCACCAAGATAGTTACTAATCTATCTTTGTCTGATTCACGAACTTTAGTAATGATATCTTCAATGGCTTCAAATATATCTTCAACACACTCGAAGTGCAGATATAACAATTTACTAACATCAACACCAATAGCTTCTAAGAAATCTCTACTGACTGATGTTTCTGTATCCATATAAACTGCGATACCACCCTTCTTTTGAGTTTCTGCAAGTATGTGAGATGCAAGTAATGATTTACCACTTGATTCTAATCCGTTGATTTCTGTAATTCTACCAACAGCAATACCTCCGTCTTCACGATTAGAGATTGCTAAATCCAACATTGAAGACCCTGTTGAAATAAAGTCTTTAATATCTGTTGGTGTATCATCACTTCCGTCAAGGAAATACGCTACTTTGTTGTCTTTGAACTTTTTGTTCAGGTTATCGGCTATGACATTAGCCAAATCGTCTTTTACTGACATTTTCTACTCCTTAATTGTTGAATAAATCGTCGAATTGTTGACTAGCATCTTGAACTTTTGAAGCTGATTCTTTTTCAGCTTTGTCTTCTGCTAGTTTTTGGTCAAATTCATTTACTGATTTTTTTGGTTCTTCTGTTGAAGTTTCTGTTGTTTCTTCATCAGGATTTAACCACTCGTTCAAGACATTTGTCAAATCTTCATATGACAACTCTTGATAGATATCAGTAATTTCTTTTTGAGTATCTTTAATTCGTTCCAATATATTAGAGTCCTCAGTTATCGGTGTTTGATTAGGTTTAACTCTAATTGAAGTTGAAGGAAATGATGCTCCTGTTTCTTCAGCAGTTTTAAACTCTAATGTAATATCACGACCATTTTTCGGGTCTGTAATGTCTCCGTAATCTGGGTCAGCTATGATTGAAAGAAGTTCTTGATAAACTGTCTTTCCAAATCCCCAAAACTTAACTCCTTCAGATTCTTCACCACGAACAATAACAGGTGCAAAAGTTCTCATCTTGGCTTCTAATTTTCTACCTAAAGTGAAATCGTCTTTACTACCGGTTGTTTTTAGTCTTTGTGAAAATTCTTCAATCGGGTCTGGTCTACCGAAACTGATTGGTGAAAGGTAGTTCTTACCACCTAAATTATAGTGAAAAAATAACTCTATAAATGGTGTATCTGGATTGAATTTGTAAGGAACTACTCTAACTTGTTGTTTTCCTGGTTGCGGTTTCCAAAGATTTGAAGTTCTAGTATTGGTTGATTGTAACTGGTTTAACCTTTTTTTGATTGCGTTAATATCCATTTTGTTTCTCCTATTAATTAATTGTTAATTGTTTAATTGTTATTCAGTAATAAATATAAAGAAGTTTTTTAAAATACCAAGCTTTTTTACCAATCTTTAACATTTATTATTTTGAATATTTTTGTAGGGATAATATTCAAACCCTCTTCATTTGTCAATAGTAAATTATTTTGATATCTTTCCCACGGGATTGCAAATGACTTATCCAATACTCCGTTGTTTAAACTTCTAATTGTTTCGTTTAATGCGTTAATTGTATAAAGTGTGTTGGATTGTTTTTTTCTATGTAAAGAGATTGTTCCGGATATGGCTTCATCTCCGTCATAATAATCTTCAACCATTTCTATATTGTAAGTGCAAATTAATTGTCCTGCATCATCTTCGTTTTGAAACACATAAATTTTATCAAATAAAATAGTATAAGAATCTATAATGGAATCAACAACAAGATTTAACTTGCTGTGTGTTGTGAAAGTGCATAATAATTGAGTTTTCATTATTTTTTATCCAAACATTTTTGCATATCATCTCCTAAATTCCCAGCGACTTTACTTAAATCACCTGCAGTTCTCCAAGTGTCATTACCAAGATGTATTTCTTTACCTTCTTTACTTACAAATTTCAGTTTAGAACTACCTGGTTCAATTCTCATTTTTTTGAGCACCCAGTCTTTTAATGAACCCTTGCCGTCCCAATCCATTAATTCACCTATACAATCTCTAAAATCTTTTGTTGAGTAAGATTTATCACCTATCTCAATCATTTTTTTATTATCGTCAATACCATCTATATATCTATCCCAATGCATTCTCTTTAAAAAAGATAGAGTATAAGTTTGTTCATTTGGCCCTGCCTCTTCTTCATATCGTTTTATTGCCTCATCTGCACTCATACCTTCTTTATCTTGATAATGTGCTACATCTAATTCTGTTACACCATTATACATATTTTTGTGAGCATTATCCATTTTATCTTTTCTATCTTGTGAGTTTTGTTCTAATTTTTCAAGACTCTTGTTGTTGTAAACACTTAAACATAATTCTGATGTTAAATTACCACCCATAAGAGGCTTTTTATTTGTTGGACTTATACTTTTACTAACTTCTTCTGCGGCTTGTTCAGGTGTTTTTCCTTTATCAATAAGTTTTTGCATCTTTTTTCTTATTGATGCAGTTGCGTTAGTCATTTTTAATAATAATTTATTAGGAGCTTGTTTATTAGAATCGTTTATTTCATCAGCATCACCAGTTCCTGCAACTGCAATAGCCGCTTGAACTAAATGTTCATCATTATTTATATCAAGATTATTTTCTTCTATGTATTCTATAACTTGTTTATTTTTCTTACATTTATCTAAATATTCTCTTGAAGATTCATCAACAAATTCTGCTCTACCGGTGGTTAATTTTGTTGCAATATTCACGAGTGGTGCATTTGATAGTTCTTCTTTATTATCATCAAGAATTCTTCTACTATTGCTAGCCCAAGTCTTGTTTGCTTTTATTGCTGCATCAACTGAATTTTCAAGTCTATCAATTAAGGCACCCTCATTTGCTCCTTCCATTTTAGAATCTCTTATTGATTGAGCGGTTGATGCAATGGTTGCATTTGAGTGTGGGTCATCAAGGTCTTGTTTATTTGAAATGTATATTATTCTCGTATTACCATCTGTATCTTGATATATCATTGCAGTATCACCATCTCCCTCTACACCAGTTTCTTTTGTTGCGTGTTTTATAAAATATTCTAATTCTATTTCATAATGTTTTTTCTCTTCGGGTGTTTTAGCATTTTTTAATTTTTCTTCTAACATTTCTCTTACTGCACTTGTTCCATCTTTTGTAAAAGTAAGATTTTTAGGATAATTTTCAGGTTGGTTCTCATCAAACTTCATTCCTTTATTGGATTTAATTTTTTTCATAGTTTTAATACCTGAAGCAGATTTTTTTATAAGTTCGTCAATTAATGATTCGTTTTTACCAAACTTTGTATCACCATAGTTATCTTGAATGTATTTTTTAATTTTTCTTTGATGTTCTTCTGGATTTTCTGAGTCCTCAGGGTGTTTATTTGCAAGTTCTCTTGAAATACCTGCTATTTCTTCTTGTAAAGCTGTTTTTCCACCGCCTTTACCTTTTACTGTGTTGTTAAATATATCACTTCTGTTATCATCAATTTTTTGTGATGTGGATTTTGTTTTTTCTGCTTTTTTATCTTTCTTTTCTTTTTCTTTTTCAACATCTTTTTTAAATAAATCTTGTCCCTTAACTTTTTCAGGTTTGTCAGTAGTTTTTTTATCACTAGTCTTGACTAATTCTCCATCAACATTTTTATAAAGAATACCTTTTTCACCTTCTTTACCATAACCTTTTCCTTTCCAAACTAACCCCATATCACGCATTTTCTGTTTGTCTTTGTCTGATAATGGTTTTGAATCACCTTTTTTTTCAGTTAAATTACCCATAACTTCCAAAATAACTTTTGTTGGTAGTTCCATATCTTTTAAAACTTCACTCAATATAATCATATGTTTTGGATTGTGTAGATTAATCATTCCGTCATCTAATCTATATGACCACTCTACTAATATTTTTTTGACTAGATTATTCATTAATAATACCACCTCGTTCATTATACCATTTTCTAAATTGTGCTGGTGAACCTACGGTAACTTGACCTGTTGCAATTTTTTCTGCTGCTTTTTTAATGTTTGGTAAAGCACTTCTCTTTAATAAAAATATATCTTTAACTTTAATTTGATTAACGAGTATTTCGTTCCACCCGTGTTCTGATTTTTTATCTTTTTGACTTAATATGTGTTTTTTAATTTGTTTTTTGTATTTATCAATAATTTTATAACACATATCAATATATTTTTTAATCCAATCTCTTTTGTAAGGGCCTAATTGTTTTTTAAGTTCTGCTTCATATATATCTCGGTCATAATGAGTATCACCATAACCTGTTTCTTTTCTTACTTCAGCATCAAGTTTATCTTGTATCTTGTCCCAAGAATTTTCGTCTATTTTGAGTTTTTCAGTTCCACTTTTTATTTCTTTCCTCATTTTTCTACCGATAGTATCACCTGCTAACCAATACGGGTCAATCCATCTACGACCTGTTTTGTCTGGATGCGATTGCATATCTCTTGTGCTTGCAACTAATAAAGTTCCTTCTATTTGATAAATGATACCACCACCTGTTTGTATACCTTTTCCTTTTGCAAGTTTCTCACCTTTGTCTACTGATGTAAATGTAGATAGTGTTCCTTTTTTTCCAACGATTCTTTCAACTTGTTTTATGTCCCTTTCATATTCTGCATTACCAACGTGAAATACACTTACTTTTTCTTTACCGATAATACTTTGTATTTTTTTAGTAGATAATGGCACCCATTTAGTATACCAACCACCAAATGTAGAATTAAATGTTGATTTTGTATGAACTGATTGGAATTTTGGTTCTGCTTCGTTTAGTAAATCTTTTAATTTTATCATCTTAATAACCTACTCCGATTGAACCTGCGTGAGAACTTAAATCGTTCATATGTGATTTATTATAATATTCCATAGTTTCTTTGTTAAATTCTTTACTATAACTTACTTTTTTAACTGGTAGATTACCACCTAATGCAACAAAGATGGTTAATTTATCATCTCCGTCCAATACAAATAATCTTCCTTTTTTATCTTCAACCACTACTGGTGGTGTAAATTTTTTAGGTGGTGTTGATTTTATTCCGTCATAAATTTCTTTATAATTAAATCTCTCTTGTCCGATTAAATTTGCAACATCTCTACCACTATTTTGTATAGAAGGTATTTTAGAATTGTTTAATCTTGATAATTCTTTTTCTGAAAGATATTCTAATTGGTCAATCTTTTGTAATTTTGTCAACACATCATCTTTATCTTTTGCGAACTCAGGCATCACTTCTTTATATTTATTGTTATTTAAATACTCATCAGTAATATGGTTCATTTCAACCTTTGTAAAAGGACGAATATGACGATATTTAACCATTTCCATTAATCTAATCATAATTAACTAACCTCGTAATCATTTTAATATCAGGATATTTTTTCTTTAACTTGTTCACAGTATTTATATTTTTCTTTGAATCATCAAAAAACAACACATCATCATATCCTTGTTTTATTTGTGTTTCAATCCAATCAGATTTATCTTTTGGATTAGAACTCGATAAAGCTACAACATAAACATCATATCCAATATCCTTAAAAAACTGACGAACCGGTTTATATGCTCCTCTTGCTGTTAAAATTGTTAATCTTCTGTTTCCGGAAGCTCTGTAAATGTTTTTGAACACCTTAAACATTGCTTTAATTTGTTTAGGTGCTATTACTTTATCAAAATCAGAAAAATCAAACTTATCACCTGGTTTAGATTTATATATTGCATATTCACCAGTTGTTAATGTTTTTCTTTTTCCTTTATTAATTACATATATTTTTGAATTTGATTTTACTAATGTATCATCAAAATCAAACACTCTTAATTTTTTTTCTAAAATTAAACTTTTCAATTTAATCATTAAACTTCTCTGTTATGTCTTGTATTTTGTGATAATTCTTACCCCAAGCAACTTTTACCGGATAAGTTTTGTTCTGTTCAATAGTTTGTTTAATTTCTTTTATAAAGTATATTCCGTCTTCTTTGTGAAAATCAAACAAAAATGAATCATAACTATACAACACAATTTTTGTTTTCTTGCCTTTTAATATTGGAAGTAAATCATCTAACACTTTCATATTGTTTTCAGTTTCTAACAATTGAATGCAATAATTAAATAATTTACTTTTATTAGTAAACCTAATATTCTTACCAATCTTTCTATTATAAATATCAGAAACGACAAAATTATTCCTTTTATACTCCTGCCATTTTTTATCAATATACTTTTGAACTTTTGAGAAAAATGGTATTTTTTTAGCTATCATATAAGGAATCTCACCATACAAATATTTAAACGAAAGTGATTTAGATTTATCATAATCAACCCCATAGTGATTAGCTAAATATTGGTGAACCGAACCCTCTGGAAATTTATATCCTACTATTTCTGCGATTAATCGTAAGTGATACGCATCATAATCCATTTCAATCATACAACCCTCATCACCATAACGACTAATATATTTTTTTCTTGTTCCGTCAGATTTATTTAGTGCTGCAAAATTAACACCACCAAAACGATTACTTGGTCTTCCGGTTGAAGTATAGATATTATATTCTGAATATTGATATTCGTTATCTGTTGTGAATAGTCCATTATGTTCTATTTTGGTTAAATTATTGATAACATTTTGGTTATATTTTTGATTATTTTTATCATAATAATATAAATCTTTCATCTTATTTACCAATTTTCTATTGTATTCCAAGTGTTTCATAATTGGTATGTATCTGTTGATATTTTTTAAGTTATGGAAATTTATATTGAAAAAATCGTGTGAATTTGTCGTTAAATTATCAATGTAAAGTGGATTACCCGCCTCTAAATAAAAGGTCAAATTGGTATCATTTAGTGAGTTTAACGATAGGATATGGTTAAAGGATTTCCTATTATAAATATACTTATTTTCTTTATTAATGTCAAGAGCTTTTTCAACAAATTTTACATTTAAATCGTTATCTTGTCGTTGTTCTGAGTGGTTCAACACGATAATACTTTCTTGATTTGTTGATAACCATTTTACATACAACAACGATAATTCATTTTGTATTGGATGCAGATTCTTATCACATAGTGTTGGTATCAATACCATTTCACTATTGATGTGCTCATTTATAATTTGTTGTAGTTGCTTTTTATTCTGAACTATCATATAACCTTAATTTAGTAATAAATATAATGTAAAAAACTCAAATTACAAAGTTTTTTTAATAACCACCTCCACTACTACCACCAGAAGAACCACCACTTGTTGAACTTGGTGAACTTGTGGAAAATCTTGATTCTTGATAATAAGATAATGATGATATTACAAGTGAAATTCCAGGAAAATAAGCATCAGTTGTTTCAATTATACTTTCGTTATAAGAAATTACATTATCAATAGTTCCTGTTATTTTTAATGTTAAATTCTTTTTTTCATAAAAAGGTGTTTTTAAATCATAATCTTCTTTTGTAATTTGAAACACTTTTGAATTTTTATCATTAGCTTGTCTTGCAAAATACAATGTAATAAATCCTCTTTCATAATCAGTTTCAGTTGGTATTGTTGGTGTTTCTTGTAAATAAATTTCTGATTTTTTATCAATCAAACTTTTGTATCTGTAAAAATCTGTTATACCACCTTTTTCTTTAAAAATTAAAATTGAATTTGTTTCGTGTTGTGCACTTGTCATATAAAATTCTTGTTTATCACGAGTTCTATGAATATGATAAGGAATTCCCTCTGGTATTTTAGTATCGTTGATATCAACAAATTCATTTCTTTTAGTAACACCGGCACTTTTTATTACTTGAAAAGAATTTTTTGTTATAATGTCTATAAATTTTTTATCCATTATTGTCTTTCCACATCACCACTAAAAGCATTAGGGGATACACTAACTTCAATTTCATCTGATTCTTCTCCTCTAACTACTTCTCCTCTTTCTTTTAAACCAATATTACCATTTTTTCTTTTAAAGTTCCACAACACACGACCAGTTACTTCGGTAGTCCAAGTGGAAGCATCTATGGTTTGTGAAACATTTTGCATAAAGAAATAACAACCATTATTTGTAAATTTATCAGGTAAATAATTACTTGTGTATATATTGCCTGGGTGAATACCTGCTATTCCGTCCATACTCATTGTATTGGTTAAAAATAAAAGTCCTAATTCATCATAAGGTGAAGCTTCTTTAAATCTTGATTTTTTGTCTTCTTCTTCTTGGTTTTTTTTATTTTTTTCTTTTAACGAAATTTTTAATTGTCCATTTTCTGTGTAGTTTCCTGGAAACTCTACTGAAACTTTACCCAAAGTTTCTGTTGTTTTTTCGTCTTGTGCGGCTTCTTTAGTGGTTATGTTTTTTCGAATTTTATCAACATTATATGGATTTGTAATAACTCCAAAGTCTATTCCGTCTGTAAATGATAATGGTTTTGTAAAATCTCCATCTTTTTGTCCCCATTTACTAAATTTATCACCAAGTCTTGCAAACTGATAAGGTGGAACTCCTGCAAAATATTCCGCATTATCTAATTTAAGTATTCCGGTTGTTCCTTGTCTATCAAAATCAAGTTGTGCTGCAATATTTCCTCCTGTTTTTTTATCAATTATATTATCTGATTCTTCTGCGTATCTTTTTGATAATAAAATTTTAACACCTTCACTTGTGATGTCTGATGCTAGATTTGTTGATTTTATAAAACTTTCAGTAATTTTTATTGGAAAAGTATAAATATCTTCAGTATCGGGTAAATAATCTGGTAAAAATTTAGAACTAGTAAAGATAACTTGTCCGTCATTTTCCGCAACATTTAACATTGGAACTAAACTAAATATTGGAGCAGAACTATTAAATGACTCTAATAATTGACTAATACCTCCTCCTAGTGTTGTCATATCTTTAAATATTATTTTTAAATGTTCTACATTTATAAATACATTTCTTAAAATACCACGATAGTCATTTGATGGGTCATCAAAAGAGTTGATTGTTGATTCATCACGAAGAACAAGTTCTAAAACTTTTAAAAATCTATATTTTTCTGCTTCTAACTTTAGTTCTTCAATATCTACTGATTTTAAAACTTCATCACCTAGTCTTCCACCACTAAACACATCACCAACTGTTTTAGCTGAAAGTATTTTTTCAATTTCAGATAATTGAATGTCTCCTGTTATTAAAATTTGTGCATCAATTATTTTAGCGGTTTCTTGGTCTCTTTTTATAAATAATTTTGCAGCTGACATTTCAGGAAGCTGCCCTATTTCTGTGGCACCTTTTTTAAACAAACCTCTTTCTTCAAATCCTTTTTTTGACAATGATTTACTTTCACTTTCAAATCTGTTGTTTTGTTCTTCTGCATCACCAAGTTTAAATTTACCAGGAAATATAAATTTGTAAATATCTTCTGTTAAAAAATTTGGGTGATTGTGTATTTTTTCTTGGTAAAACTTTTTATTTGATAAATAATATTGAGCCGTTTCTTGAGCCGCTTTTCTTGATACTGGGTCATCACTTGCTCCGAAATAAATTTTTTCTGCCATTTCACTCATTTCTTTATCACTTCGTTCTCTAATGCTTCTAAATTCTAATATTGGTGTTCCTTCTTTATTTACTAACCCAAAAAATCTATTCAATATATTGTCTTCAAACCAACCCCAACGAATCCAAGTTTCTTTTGCAAGTGTTTCAGTAGTGTCTTCTGGTCCTACATAGGTTCCTGTTTGGACAAGGTAATCGGAGGCTTTTCTTTGATATCTTGTTCGTATAGATGCTTGAATTAAATTTTTATCGTATTTTATTTGTTTGGTTATTGTTTCGTTTCTGTTACGAGTTGTTTCACTATTTAATTCTTGTGCTTTTTGTTGTCTAGTTATTTGTGATTGACCACCAATTATTCTATTATAACTAGTGTCACTATTTTGCTCTCTAAATCTTCTATCTGCTTCTCTTTTGATTCTACCACCGGAACCTATACCAAATCCTTTAACTCCATTAGGCCAATTAGAAAAATCATTGTTGTAGTATTCTTCTCGAACTTTATTTTCTATTTCATCATATTCATCATCTTTTTCTTTCTGTAAGTCATCATATTTTTGTTCAACTTCTGTTTGATTAGCAAAAAGTGTTGTTTTACTAATTTCAACATCTTTAGGGTCTGTAAATAATTCTTGAATTGTTAAATGTAAATTATTCAATACAAAATTAAAACTTTCGGTAAATTCAAGTCCTCGTTCTGTTTGAATATCTACACTTCCGTCTTCTTGTGTTTGAATAGTTGTTGTTCCTCTGTCGGCTGTAACAGCTCTTTTAATTGTTTTAAATTCAACATCATCAAAAGTTCCCGTAGCTTCTTCTAAATTGTCAACACCTAATCCTTCTGTAAAAACTGGGATTTTCTGTTCTTCAAATCCAATCGGAACTCTTTCATTTTCAAATTTTTCTTTTTTTATCTTAACAACATCATCATTAATTCTTTGAGATAAAATATCAGAACCTTGTGAAACAATGTCGGTTCTGCATTCAAATCCACCACCCGTTGATGTCCACTCAAAGTTTTCAATATACCCTATGACAGCATCAAAATTACCTTTTCCTTCTTCAATAACTTTTCTTCTTAGTGTTCTTGGATTTCTTATATTTTCAAGATTTTCTGGAGTGATAAAAGTTGTTGCTGGTTTATCGGCATAATTCCAACCCCACTCAATATAAACTAATCTATTTAAAGTTAAAAAACGATAAGATAATCTTTCTAAATCATCTAAGTGATGACATTTCCAAGTTATTGAAACTCTACGAACAAAATAAACATTTGAAGTAGATTGATATTCTGATGTTAAAGATATTATACCAGGTTGTGCTTTAAATTGTGATTGGTATCTTTGAGTCCCATCTGAATTTTTATCTGGTTCATATTTGTATTTACCACCTTGTTTTTGGACATCAGAATATAATTCAAAACCATAATTTATTGGACTAAAATTTACTTCTCCTTGAGCACGACTATATTCTTGATTACTTAAAATTATATCCTCATTTGAAGGGAAATTTTCATTATCTAAATTACCTGTTGGTGAAACTAACTTTGGTGATGATAACATACTAATGTATGGTGTTCTTACAATATTTTTTTGAATTTCTTTACTTGGATTTTTACCCTTAGTTAGTTTATAAGGATTTTTATTTCTTTTTAAAACTTGTTTTCTTTCGTTTAAAGTTTTTTGTATTTCTGGGTGAATTGGATAACCTAACATTGTATTACCTATTCATTGATGAAAATTCATTTAATATACTTTGTATTTCTGTTGGAATGCGAAGTTGTCCTTTAAAATTTTCTGTTGTAAGTGCTGTAAAACCTTTTATTCCGTTTGCTTGTGCAATAATCCACCACAAAGTTGGGTCTTTGTAATATTCATTTGCTAATAATTCTAACCTTGTTCCATATGAAGGCGTAATAAATATATCTGAATTTTTCAATGGAATTTTTGGATACATAGTGTATGAATATACTCTATTTAAATCTTTGTTTCGTTTTATTCTTGTTCCGTTATATCTACTCATTGTTAATCAAGTCCTTGTGATGCAAACCATAAACTTTGTAATTCGTCTTTTAATACTTCTCGTAAACTTTTATTATCCGGGTCTAACCACTCGTAGTTTGTTCTGTTAATGGTTTTTAAATCTTCGTTGTAAGTTCCTCTTTTTTCATTACTATCTTTTATCCAATTTAGTTCAAAGTGTTTTCCTTTTGCGTTTGGTAAGTATTTTCCAATGTAAACATATTCAACAGCTATTTGACAATAATGTGGTAATTGTAAATTATCTTCTATTTCCCAAGTTGAATTATCAGGAATTGATAAGTTGATTGATGAAATGTATCCAGGTGTATCGGTGTATAAATTACCAATGGTTAAAGTTGTGATTGGTGAAACCATACTGTCTCCACCATAAGCCGTTACATAATTAGGATAACACATTCCGTATAAATAATTTATTTTTTCCCATAGAACTGGCATTTCTTGTCTTGTTTTTGGATACACATCAAAGGTAAAACTTATTTGTCT